TGTTCTATTGGTATTACAACGATACCCAAGAACGAATGGCAATCCTGAATGAAAACAATGCCAAACTAGAAACAGCAGTCGCAACAAGCGAAGCCGCTGTCGAATCTCTTCAACGAGATTATCAAAGAGCGAGTGAAGAACTAAGCGAAGTGAACGAGAAGTTTGCTGACATTCGTAAACAGAATAAGACTCTATCCAATAAGTTGGGTAGACACGATCTAGGCAATCTAGCAGAAAACAAGCCTGGATTAGTAGAGAAAGTTGTAACAAAAGCAAGTGCCAAAGCGAATCGATGCTTTGAGTTACTTTCTGGTGCTGAACTAACTGACAAAGAAAAGGAGGCGAAAAATGGTAAAGCGTTCAATAGCGAATGCCCTTGGCTGTTTGATTATCTTATCAGTAATTAGTGGCTGTAGTAGTATGCCCAAGCAGATCGTAGTGTCTGCTGAACCAATTGAAAAGCCAAAACTAATACTTCCAAAGTCAGACGAACTTGATCTTCGTGATGTTGAGTGGATCATCTTAGTGAAAGATAACTGGGAAGAGAAGTGGGCAGAATTAGAAAAGAGTGGAGAAGCATTAGCATTCTTTGCAGTATCTGATTCTGGTTACGAGAGTCTTGGTTTGAATTACTCTGATCTAAGAGCATTCATACAGCAACAAGATGCAATCATAACCGCATATAAAAGCTACTATCAAGAATCAGAAGACGCCTTTGATGAAGCGAATGCTGAAGCAGAAGAAGATTTTAAAGAGCAAGCAAAGAAAAGTGAGAAAGGGTTTTTCGGTAGACTATTAGATTGAGGATATTATGAGTAAAAAGTATGCAGTTGTAACAACAGTTCACACATTCAGACATCGTTATGTGATATCAGAAGATAGACTTCAGAGTTTGAATGCAGATATGCCTGTCGAGTTAGAGTGGGCAAATGATACTGTTCTCTGTGAAGATATAGACGAGTTTTCTCAGAAGTCTCTAGGTGAAACTATACTTGATACTGAGTGGATGGAAGAGGATGCTGTTCTAGAATTGTTTGATAGAGATAATGATTATCTAGCTGAATGGTCTGAAGATCAAAAATTGACCTTTATTAATTATGGACTATTACTTGACAAAGATAGAAAAAGTTGATATAATATGACAAATTCAGAGAAACCTATTGTGACAATATTCGGATCTGATGAATGTTTTCATTGTCTAAGATGTAAACAACTATGTGAAGTGATGCAGATAGAACATGGTTACTTAGACATATATAACGATCAAGAAGCCTATACATTGTTTAAGAAAGTTTTTCCTGAAGCAGAAGGTATACCAAAGATGCTTTGGTATGGTGAACGTCTTGAAGGCTATGATGATCTAGCCAGTAAGATTAATGATTTTATAACTAATGATGGAGAAAGTGATGAATAAGTCTGATGTGTTAAGTAAGTTAAATGAAGGTACTGTTACAATCGTTTTTGAGAAAACAGATACAAGTGAACGTACTATTTCCGCAACACTGAATAGTGATTATGTGACGTATGACAAGCGACCCGGTCAAAGCGGTGATAATTCTCAGTCAAATAATGCTCAACCAGTCTGGGACACAGATGCTAGAGGTTGGAGATCATTCAGATGGAATAGCGTTAGAAGTGTTGATGGTCAAGAAACGCCTGGTGGCATTTTATCATAATAATTTGGAGTAGCAGATGGCTAAGTCTAAAAAACGTGCAATACCTCGAAGAGGCAATGCCGCTAAGTTAGCAGAAGAAAGCAATATCGGTAGAGAGACTATCGACTGGAAAGAAGTGTCTCCAGAAGATTATCGAAGTAAAATTCTTGAAACCTTGAGACATTATGGATATTTTTACGAGAAGAAGTCGTATGTCTCTTGGGCGCAAGAATGGGTCATGACCAATCGCCCAAACGATATAAAAGCTTTCAAAGCCAGTGAAGATTGGAGAGTCTCTGCTACTCTAGCGTCTCTTATGAAGATGCAACTTATGGGAGCAGAACTTGATCTTGCGGCAACAGATTTCATCAATGATAATCTGAATGAAATTATACGATTTGGTCAGAGTAATATAGACAATGTTGTCGATGTTGTCGAAGATGATAAGCCTGTTGTGAAAAAGAAGAATCCCTCTGAGTTGTTGAAAGAAAAGACTCTTGGTATTATGGGAGAGATAGAGGGATTTATCGATGACCACATAGAAGGAAACTTAGATAGTAAGTTCTCTCTATACTCTTATCTAAAGGGAATTGATGCCGCGGCACAATCTGCTCATGATATCGTTAAGTTCTATAAAGAGATGGAAGCTGAGTTAGCAGAACTCTGTGAAGAAAAGCCAGACGATCTAGTTGAAGGATATAGCAATATGACTGTATCTGAGCAAAAATCATTGCGTAAACTAGTTCTATCTATGATTAGCGATACTGAGAAGTATGTGTTGAGCAAGAAAGCAACACGCAAACCTCGTGCTAAGAAAGCAACACCTGCAACGAAGCAAGTCGAGAAAGTGATTTATCAGAAAGAATCTGCTGAGTATAAGATAACCAGTACGAGTCCCGCACATATTGTGGGCGCCACTGAAGTCTATTTGTTTAACACTAAGACGAGAGTTATCAAGTATCTAGTGACAAACAACAACAATGGTTTTATAGTAAAGGGTACGTCAATCAAGAACTATGATGAAGAGTTGTCGTTCAAGAAGAAGTTGCGTAAACCTGAAGAGACTATAGACTCGATTAACAAAGTGACTAGGCTAAGAGCGTTGAAGGCACTTAAAGCACTCAAGACTACACAGTCTGCGACTGATGCTAGAATTAACGCTGATACCGTGATTCTAAAGGTGAACAAGTGAAGGATAATGTAGTAGACTTCACTAAGGCGTTTGAGAAGCGAAAGAAGCGAGATGAGGAGATAGATGCTCTTGTTCTTGAAAGTGATAAAGAAGTTGCTGAGATATTCGCTGTAGTTAATGCTAGAGAAACTGTATGGGCATTAAGGGGAATGGGTATTGATGTAGAGAATGATCCTAAATCAATGCTTGATATAATGACTATTATAGAGGCATCTAAGTCTCTTGTATATCGTTCTATCGGAGAGGAGTATCCTTTTCAACAGGTCTCTGATGCTTTATTTGAAGATGCTGAGGATAAGATCGAACAGCCTATGCAGAAAATACTAGACGACTTTATTGAAAATATGGAAGAATACTTTGATGGAATCGAAGAGTGATAGACTATACGCTGAAGAAGAACTGGGATAGTTTAGATAGCCTTAATAAGAGAATCACTAACGACTACCAGTCTAAAAAGACTAAAGAAATGGTAAAGTCTTTTGATGGAATACAGCTAGTGACTAATAAGTTTAAATACTCACTATTTAATGGTGAATTAGGTAAAACTAAGAAATGACTTGACAAAACCACATACTTATGTTATAGTATATACACTATAAATTAAGTTAGGAGAGAGATAATGATACTGGTTGACATGAACCAAGTCATGATCGCAAATATGATGATGCAAATAGGTAATCATCATAATGCTGAGATTGATGTAAGTATGCTTAGGCATATGATATTGAATACTTTACGAGCGAATCGTAAGAAGTTTACTGACGAGTTTGGAGAACTTGTTATATGCTGTGATGATGGCAATTACTGGCGTAGACAAATGTATCCTTACTATAAAGCTAATCGCAAGAAGTCTAGAGATAGTTCTGAGTTAGATTGGAACGCTATCTTTCAGGCGTTGAATGAGATTCGTGAAGAGTTGAAAGTGTTCTTTCCATACAAAGTCATTCAAATAAAAACTTGCGAGGCTGATGATATTATCGGAGTTATCACTCATGAAGAGGGAACTGAGTTAAATTCTGGTGAGCCCATTCTAGTTCTATCGGGCGATAAAGATTATATACAACTTCATAAGTATGCCAACGTGAAGCAGTATGATCCTGTAAGAAAGCGTTGGATATCTAACTCAAATCCAGAAAAGTATCTCGCAGAGCATATACTCAAGGGGGATGCTGGTGATGGAATACCAAATGTGTTATCTCCCGATAATTGTTTTGTTATGGGAATAAGACAAAGACCCATTACGCAGAAGCGTATTGCTGAATGGAATGATATAAATAATATGCAGGACGAAGTAAAGCGTAACTATATGCGTAACAAAGCATTGATCGATCTCTCTGAAGTTCCTCAAGGTATGAAAGAGGAGATTCTCAAAGCTTGGCATGAAGAGAATGGTAAAGACCGAAGTCAGTTACTGAATTACTTTATCAAAAACAAACTAAGAAATTTAATGGAATGTATAACGGAGTTTTAAAATGACTACATTATCTCTGGCAGAGATTGTTAACACTGCCCGAAAAGCTGAAAAAGTTGAAGAGAAAGTTTCTGTCTTGAGAAAACACGACAGCAAACAATTGAGGGATATTCTTGCCCTTATGTGTGATGCAAGATGGACATTTGATTTGCCTCAAGTTGCTCCACCATTTACTCCTTCAGATATACGGGAGTCACATGGCTTATTGTATCGTGAGATGCGAAAGATGCCGTACTTTGTCGAGCAGATGAAAGATGGTAAAGACTTGCCTAGGGTGAGAAAGGAAGCATTGTTTATTCAGTTGCTAGAGTCTATTGACGCAGACGATGCCCAATTAGTGATAAGAACTATTGCTAAAGAGCCATATCCTGATCTTTCTCCTGAAGTAATCAACCAGGCGTTTGAGGGTTCCATTGTTGATCCCATTCCAGTAAAGCGTGGTCGTGGTCGACCTAAGAAAAACGAATCATAAAGTGTAAAGTGTAAGAGTGTAAAAGTCATGAGTAAAAACAAAAGTAAGAAATTTCGTGAGTGGATGGATGAGGACTTTGATAGTAAAAAGGACTCAAAGCGGTACGATAAACGTAAAGCAGACATCAAAGAAGCGAGAAAGCAAAAGAGAAAGAACCGAGATTCTTTCTAAACAAATTTTAATTATGGAGTTATAGTATGATAACAGCAGTTGGGAGTCAGTTCCCAGAGTTTAACTTGAATGGCGTAGATGTGAACAATGAATTTGTAAAGGTCAACAGTGATGATCTTAACAATGAAAAATGGTCTGTAGTCTACTTTTACCCTAAAGACTTTACCTTTATTTGTCCGACTGAAATTGCAGGAATGGATGATCTAGTTGAGTACGCTAATGTTTTAGGCATTAGTGGAGACAACGAGTTCTGTAAACTTGCTTGGAAGAAAGACAACGATCTAATCGGAAACATTCAACACACCCTACTCGCAGATTGTGGTCTAAGACTAGCAAGAGATTGTGGTGTAGTTGACTATCAAGAATGTGTGGCTCAACGAGCAACATTCATTATCAATCCCAAAGGAATTATTCAACACGTTTCAGTGAATGCGCTTGATACTGGTCGTAATGCTCAAGAAGTATTGCGTACACTCAAAGCATTACAGGCGGGTGGCTTAACAGGCTGTGCTTGGAAACCAGGCGATGATTTCGTAATCTAAAGTAGGAATTTAATATGAAGAACCGTAGAGCCGATCTAATTGTAGCATCAATGTCTTATATGCAAGCACAAGCAGGTAAGCATAAGATGAACATTGATGTACTATTAGACAATACTGTGGGTTTAGCAGAGCATCCAGATATCATGGAAACTATTGAAGTCGAGTTAGAGAAGATGGCTGAGTACCATGATAAGTATGAAATGCTTGAGAAATACTTTAAGTAGTGCTTGACTTCTGTGTGATAGTTATGCTATAATACAGAGTATTTTGATGATAAGGAATGTGATGAACGACAAAATTATAATAGTTGACTGTGATGGTGTTCTCCTTGATTGGGAACATAGCTTTAAACTCTGGATGAAAGAGAAGGGTTATGAAGCGAAGAACGATGTTGAGTATTCTATGGCTAAATGCTACGAGATGGAAAAGCCAGAGATGAAAAGGCTGATTCGACATTTTAATGAAAGTGCAACGATGTGTTGCTTACCACCTCTTCGAGATGCTGTGAAGTATGTTCGCAAGATTCACGAAGAGTTAGGTTATGTCTTTCACTGTGTCACTAGTATGACTCTTGATCGTCACGCCAACAAGTTGAGAGAACAAAACTTGAGCAACCTGTTCGGTGAAACAGCGTTTGAGAAAATTGAGTGTCTTGACACTGGTGCTGACAAAGATGACGCACTTCTCCCCTATATCGATAGTGGTTGTATGTGGGTAGAAGATAAGATTAAGAACGCTGAGTTAGGTGATCGTTTAGGTTTGAGTGCTATACTGATGAAGCATGGCCATCAAGGCGATTACACTAACAATGCAATCCCCGCAGTAGAAAGTTGGAAAGAAATCTATGAAATGCTCTCATAAGGGCTTCATTTGATATAAATATCATTATGGTAGATGTGACGTTGGGAGCAATCTAGTATTGCTCCCTTTTTTTTAAATCGGAGAATAATATGCCTATATATCAATACAAAAATGAAGAAACTGGTGAAGTGACTGACCACTTTATGTCTATCTCTACAATGGAACAATTCGAACTAGACAACCCCCATATGAAGAAAATTATTCATGCGCCTGCTTTGGGTGACGCTATGCGTTTGGGTGTCCGAAAAACAGACGAAGGCTTTAACGACTTACTTAAATCAATCAAGAAGAACAAGCCGGGGTCTACAATAGAAACCAGATAAGGATTTATTAATGCCTGCACAACAACAAGAAAGACTAACTAAAAGGCAAAGACGAGTACTAAGACAACAGGGAATATTAGACACAGATAATCAACTTTCATCAGGATTTACAGTTAAGAGCGATATTGCTCCAATGACTGATAATCAGGCTTTAGCCTTTGAGTCGTGGGATGAAGGTCAAAACTTAATGTTACATGGTATAGCCGGAACTGGTAAAACATTTCTAGCACTATACTTCGCACTCAAAGAAACGCTGAAGACGAATACACCACACAAGAAAGTCTTCATTGTTCGATCAATAGTTCCAACTAGAGATATCGGATTTCTACCTGGCTCTCAGAAAGACAAGATGAAAGTCTATGAAGCCCCTTACTACGACATATGTAGTAAGCTATTTGGTAGAGGTGATGCATACGAGATTCTCAAGCAACGGAACAATGTAGAGTTCATATCTACTTCCTTTCTTCGTGGTTCTACGTTCGATGACTGCATTATCGTAGTTGACGAAGTACAGAACATGAGCGATCAAGAACTACACACAGTAATGACTCGTGTTGGTGAAGACTGTCGAATC